TCTTGTAAGCACGGAACGACTATCCCCAAAGTCAATCGATACTGTTGTGTCGTTGACTACATCATAAACTTTTTTGATTATAATTTGTGTAGTCTCAATTCCTAGTTCTTCGCTATAAATTTTCCCTGAACTCCCAACATTCATGTTCATTATTTGGGAAAATTGTTTATAACTCTCTGCTTTTTGCAAATCAAGAAAGTTAACACTATATCTAACTTTTGGTAAATGGTCCTCGAAGAAAGCACTTACATCTTGCTCTAGTCTTGATACATATTTATAACTAAAGCTTAATTTTACTGGTCTATGATGGTGTATTACACGTGAGCCTGTTTGTGCTGTGTAAAACTTTGAGAACATGTTACCCACATCATCCCATCCCTCAACGTAAGAATAAAAATCAGTATAATCTATCTCCTCATTTACATCAAGCATATTAACACCATGCGTGATATTAAATGCATTTTGCTGTGTGTTTGGCTTAACCATGTTAAAAGTAATATTAAAATTATCTCTATGCCAATGTATCGGCGTATCAACCTGTCCGCTTATCCATGTCCTTAACCAATCATACACATATGTAAATGTTTGCAATGAACAATCAACAAAAGTTGTACGGTATATCGTTTTTAAATCAATATCACTAGATATTGTAAAACTGTAAGGTGTTAGATTATTTATAACGTTGTTTGTAAATTTAAAATTGTCATGTATGTAATTACACATATACTCAAAACTTGGCAATATATCAGTAGTTTGGCGAGTATCAACGTGTATCTCGTCGTTTAAGTCAAAAGTTATATGTCTGCAAAATACCGTCCTTGACTGTGTATTTGTCACTTTTTTATATATTCTAAACAATTGACCGTTGCATTTTACGATATTGTTTTCTAATAAAAATTGCCACTTGCCTAAATTGTCGATATGGCATTCCATTTCTAAATCATATATTCCATCTAATTCCTCTGTTATTATCGCCCTGATTGGCTCTAATATTGCCAGTCCATTGTTATTAAAATCATTTTGATTTGTAGCAATATCATGTACTGTTATATAATTACCTTGCACGTATTCAAAAAACTGTACAGCTGGTGTTAATAATTGCAAATAAGGTAAACCGTCATTTGTGTAACCATCTACCACAAAACCCCAACGATTAATTGGCTCTTGCATTTCAAATTTTTCCGTGCTTGGTGTTTCGCTAAATTGTACATTTCCGCCATCTTCCCACAAAAAAGGCAAATCATTTTTTATATAAAAATCATACAATTATATCACTCCTTTTTGCTAGAGTCAAAACCAAAAGTCGCTAAAAAGTCGCTGTCTCTAGCCTGCTCTTTTGTGACTAAATATACTCTTGCGTATTCGCTTAGTAACGAGTTTAACACTCCACCGTGGACTAGCATGTCTCCAATCGCCATCCACGATGCAGGGGGCACGGTTGTTTCAAAAGTTGTTTGATATCGCCACATGTCAAATTTTTGTGCCGTGTCAAAAGGCACTGTTATATCTAAAGTCATGTGCACATAGCATTGTGCAAAATACGCCCTATTCCCGTATTCACTATAATTTGTGTTATAAGTATTTTGGAAAAAATGAAAATCTCTAGCACTTAAACCAACGCAATTTACGTTTAAAGTGCCTGTCACATAAATCTTAGTGCCTATATTTAACAATCTAAAAAAAGTATACGAGGACGTCGCCGTTCCACCAGTGCTGTATGATGATGTTGTTAAATCTACGTTGCCTTTTAATATAAAATGGCATCTGTTTACATTTAAATCGCTGCGTAAAATATATTTAGTCAATCCATGTAATTCCAAGTTGAAAACAGAAGCATCTATGTTTACGTATCTAGTTCCAAACAAGCCATATTCAGTCGTGCTGTTTGATATCTGATTATTAGCATACCATTTTACACTAAAACTAGAGTTTAATATTGTTAAATTGGTTAGTGCGTCATAATCTGTTGTCGAGTGTGCAAATAAAGCTTTGCTGTTTACACAATTAACCAACTTAAAGTTTATCAAAGTCACAGTTGTACAATTAAATCTAAACAAATGATTGTTTTGTGCTGTCGTTACGTTTTTTAACTCTTTATTATCAAAGTCAAGTTGTAAACATGCAAGAGTACACTCTAACCATTCTGCCTCATATTGAGTGCCTCGTACATCTAAATGTTGAGTAACTTTATAATATGCAGCTGCGTTTGTCACTTCCGTTCTAAGTTCTGCCAAATTTGTAATCAAAAAAGGGTCTAACTCTGTACCCGCCCCCTGCAAAGACATTAAAACCACCTCTCATTTTTTAAAATTTCAATTTGTGATACTCCTGTTGTTTGTATCAAATTATTTCCAACATTTAGAAAAGGCAATAAGCCATTTGTTTTTGTTAATAAACTTGTATTGTCACTATAATTATACACTATCATTAACTCTGTGTCTATCATGATTTTTGTACCTATCTCGACATTGCTAAAAGTCAATGGTTTGCTTGATAGATTTACTTTTAATTGTCCGCTTGTTGCTGATGTTGTGAGTAAATACTGCGGTCTACTATATTTTTTGCCTGTATTTTCTAATTGAAAATTATCTGAAGTTGAAGTAACAACAAAATTATCAACAATGTAACGAAACGGCATACATTCAAAAGTTACAGTTATCATTCTTAAAGTCTCGCTTAAACGTTCTGTTTGTGCTTTTTCGCATGCTACAACTTTATAATATTTTGTTGTATCGTCGCCGTCAATTAAGTTTCCTGTGTCTTGCAACCACGCATATATATTATCAAGGTCTGTGTCGTTACATTTGCCCACATACGTTAAAAAATAAGACTCATAATTATCATTTAATTTGATGACTGGGCTATCTCTGTTTGGTATTACTATAGATTGATATTGACGTCGTGCCTTTTGTGGCGGCGTTTTGCTGATTAGTTTAAAATTATAAGTTGCAGCATCAATATTATTATAACTAAAATCCATTTAATTTCTACCCCCTGCCATTTTGTTTCTCATTTCAAGATTTTTCAAATTTTCATCAATTTTATTAATATCCATGTCGTCACGCACATAATTAGTCATGTAAACAGTGATATTGCTACTGTTATTAGTTGTATTTGCTCCGTTTGCAATATCAAATAAGCGTTTTTGTTGACTTGCAGTAAGCACCATCTCGCTATCCATAGCGTTGATTAAGCCCTCTTGTTTACCTGCAAAATCGATTATACCACCAGTGTGAAATGTTGGAATATCTATATATCCTAGTCGTGGTATTGCATCTATGCCAACTGTCGTTGTTACGCTGTTTACGTTATCAATCATATTATTGATACCATCTATAACTAAATTAACCATGTCTTCAACAAAGTTTGGGATGATATTAAGCCATGATTTTACTATTGCTACAATGTTGCCCCATGCTGCATCCCAATTTCCAGTAAATACATTTGCCACAAAATCTATTACATTTGTTAAAATATCGATAACGCTATTTATAATTGGCAATACAATCTCTATTGCTTTTTTTAGTACCTCGCCAAACGCTTTTGACAACTCAGCAATAATCGGGCTTAATGCTTTTATAAGCGGTGCTATAGCCTCAAATAAAGATTTAAGAGGTGGCAATAAACTGTTGATTAACTCTCCAATAATTGGAACAATCTCATTAAATACATCAATCAATATCGGCATAATTGCATTAGCTATATCGAGGATTATTGGTGCAAATGTATTAAATAAATCGATTATTATTGGTAAAAAGGTATCGACTAGTGTCATGATTGGCTCGAGCAAACTAAAAAATAATTCTGTTATTTTTGGTAATAACTCGTCTGTAAAAATTTGAAAAGATGGTTGTAGTTGCTCAAATAAATCTTTTAAGTAAGGTAATGCCTCACTTATAATACTACTTACTATATCGTATACGTTGCTAAATGCATCAACTAAAATCGGTAAAGCATTTACTGCCATGTCCGTGATTTTTGGAAGTACGTCTTTAAATTTGTCACCCATTGGAACTAAACCATTTGTGATTAGTTCCTTAATCAAAGGGATTAACGCATTTCCAAGCGGTAATAACAGCAACTCAAAGTTACGTTTTAAGCCCTCAAGCATTGAGCCTAAGTCATTGTATTTAGTTGTTTCCATGTCGTTTAGAGTGCTATTTGTAGCTGAGATAGCACCTTGCATGTCTGTAAGTGCAAATACTGCATCCTCGCCTAAATCTTCAAACTTTGTGCCAAAAAGTCCAACTCCTGCAGCGTTACGTGTAAAATCATCCTCTGTGTTTTTTAAAGCTGTTGCAATCTGATTAAATGCCTCTTTTGCTATGTCTCCACCTTGAGAAAATTTACTTGTCATTTCTTCCGCGTTAAAGCCCAACATTGCAAAAGCCTCTCCGCTTGCTTTACTGCCATCTTTTGACCTTATGCCAAATTCTTTTATTGCATCGTTTAAATAATCAAGCTGATATGCTCCATCTTTAGAACCATTTACTAGCATATTCATAGCTTGTTCTGCAGATATTCCCATGTCGGCATAGTAAACACTATACTCTGCTAACTGATCTGCTAAATCATTATTTTGATTTAATCCATTTTGTGCCCCTTGTGCAATCAGATTAAAAGCTTCTTCGCTACTTATTCCAAATTGTTTCATAAGAGCATTTACACCTGCGATGCTCTCTTGTGTGTCAATCTCAAATGTATCAGCTAATAGATAAGCATATTCAGTTACTTTTTGCAGTTCCTCGGCAGGTAAATCACCCATTCTTTGTGTGATTATACCCATGTTGTTTGCTATATCTTCAAAACTTTCACCATAGTTGTTAGCATAAATATTTTTTAAAGTTTCCTCGTATTTTTTAGCCTCATCAACGCCTATTCCTGTTGCTGTGCTAAATCCATTCATGGCCTTTGTCAAATCGTCCGATAGATTGACCGCCTGAGCACTTACTGCAACCGCTGCACCTGCTACTGCTGCAATTGCCCCTGCCGCAACTCCTGCACCTGTTTTTAACAATTCTAAACCTTTGCCACCCTCAGACCCTGCACTATTTACTTTTTTGCCGCTTTCTTCTGCTGCCTCGCCTACTCGCTCAATTTCTCTTGTCGTCTCTCTTACTTGTTCTTGTACAGTTGAGTCGTCAATTTGTACATTAAATACTATTTGTCCATCTGCGTTGTTACTTTGCATTTGCTCGCCCCCTTGCTATATTAAATAAACTGTCAAGCCCTTTTTGCTTGTCGTCTGCATCGTCTAAGCTGTAATATGCTTTTAGTTTATACAATTGTGATATCTCGTCACTGTTGTATTTGGTTGGTTTTGGCATCTCTCTTGCTCTGATACTCATTACTTGCATTATCTTTGTTTTGTCTGATAAGCCGACAAAAAGATATATGAATTTACGCCAATCAAGCTTATCTATCTCATTATACAAATCAATGCTGTAATCTTGCATAAAGCTGCTATAAATAAAAGTAAAATCTTTATCAAAGTCTAAAATGTTTTTATCATCGTTGGACTTTTTGCTTTTTATCTCAATAAAATCATTATGTATTATTTTTATAATCTCACTTTTATCATTTAATGATAAGCTTGCAATCTCATCATAATTTTTTATAAACAGTTTAAGTGTGATTTTGATTTTTTCTTGATTAGATGCATCTGTATCTTTCATAAGCTTGTAAAATTTCAATACTCTATTATACGCCAAATTCAGTTCAATTTTTTTATTTTTATAATCAAAACTATTTGTCAAGGTATTCATTTTCTTTTTCACTTCTTTTCTCA